ACCGGATCGACCTCGGGCGGCGCTGGTGGGCTCCCCACCGCGGCGACGAACGGCGTCTCTGGGCAGGGCGTGACGGGCACGGCCGCGGTGTCGACGACCGGCAACGCAGACGAGGGCGGCGCCGCCGGCGCAGGCATCGCAGCCACCCCGGTGGCGAGCTCGAACGGAGGCGCGTCGCTTCGGGGAGGCGGCGGCGGTGGCGCGGGCCTCTGCTACGTCTACACGTACTGACCCAATGCTGCTCGTGTGGGATCCGACCGCGACCGCGCGGGGCTGGTTCGACGACGCCGCCGGCGACGTCAAGGGCTGGTTCGACCCAGCGCTCGTCACGGGGCCGACGGGCGCCACGGCCTCGCTGGTCACGACCCTCGACGACGTCGCGTTCAGCGCGACGGCCCGGGCCCGAGCGGCGGCGAGCCTCACAGCGACGCTGAATGGCGTCTCGTTCTCCGCGTCCTCGCGCGCTCGAGCGGCCGCCAGCCTGACGGCCACGCTCGAGGGCATGGCCCTCGTGGCGACCTCCAGAGCGCGAGCCTCTGCGTCGGTTGTCGCGCCCCTCGACGGGATCGGGTTCGCCGCGACCTCCCGAGCGCGCGTGTCGGCCTCGCTCGTCGCCACGCTGGACCACGTCGCTTGCGTCGCGACCGCAACCGCCCGAGCGCGCGCAGCGCTGAACGCCTCACTCGATGGTGTTGCCTTCGTTGCTGCGACCCGCGCCATCGCACGCGCCTCGCTTCAAGTCGTGCTCGAAGACACCACGGTTGCCGCCGTTGCCGTGCAGAGCGCCAATGTCCCGCCGTTCACGGTGCCGGGGCTCGCGACCACGACCCACGCCGCTGCGCATCCACGGAGCGAGACTCGCGTAGCGGAGCGACCGCGCGCCATGCAGCGCGCGGCGACTGCCACGGTCGCCGTAACAGTCTCGAGCGCGCGCCCCGTGTCCGCGACGAGCTCCACGACTCGCCCCCGCGTCCTCGTGCGGTAGCTTGCTGCCCGCCGCGGGCGCGCCGTAGGCTTGGCCCCATGGGACCCACCCGCCGCGCTCACGACCTCAAGCTCCTCCTGCCCTTCGTCGCCCCGACCAGCGGAGCATCGGAGGACATGCGCACCGCGCTCTCGAACAGCCTCGGGAGCGCGAAGGCCGGCGCGATCCTCGCGGTCTACGAGATGACGAACCCCGTCGCGTCGGACACCGCGGGGCTACGCGTGGCCACGGCGAGCGCCGCGACGGCCCAGACGGTCCTCGCCGCCGCCCTGCTCGCGCCGGGCATCGCGGCGCTCCTCGCGTTCCCTCGGAACGTGAACTTCACCGTGGCCGGCGGCACCGCGGCCGAGGCCCCCACGAGCGCGCTGATCACGGGCACCGACATCGACGGCAACGCGCTGACCGAGACCGTCGTGATCACCCCGAGCGCGGGCACGTACGCGGGCGCGAAGGCCTTCAAGATGATCACGAGCATCGTCCTTTCGGGTGGCACCGGTACCGGTGCCACGGTCGCGATCGGCTTCGCGAAGATCTTCGGCCTCCCCGCGAAGGTGAAGGATCGCGCCGGACGACGCGCGGTGATCCAGGAGGTGCTGGACGGCGCGCTGGTGACAAACGGCACCTTCGCCACGCCGACCACGAGCCCGCCCTACGGGAGCTGGAGCCCGAACACGAACCCCGATGGCGCCCACGACTACGCTGTCACGTACGAGCGCGACATCGCCTGACCGCTGGTGCGCTAGCCTCGGGGGATGGCTGACAGCCCCCAAGAAGCGACAACGAAAGATTGGGCGTGGGCGTGCTCGCTCGCGCACGCCCGCCTCTGCCAGGGCACGCACGGCGCCCGCGTGAGGCCTCGTGAGGCGTGGCTCGAGGCGATCGGCCGCGTCGCCGGGGAACTCCTCCAGGAACACAACTACTGGCGCCGTGGCAAGCCGGCGGACGCCTGGGTCGACGTGCTGCGCGGCATCGCGGACCAGCGATCGACGGCGCCCGATCGCCTCGTGCAGGTCGGTGCGCTGCGCGTCCCGCTCGGGTCCTTCCCCCGCTACTCGAGCACGTAGGTGGACCAGCTCGAGGCGTCCGTCTGGAAGCCGTACATCAACGACGATGGCACCCCAAGCGCGCAGGCGAAGATCCTCGCGTGCGGCGCGTTCGAGGCGTGCGCGGGCGGCATCGTCGGCGGCGGCAAGACGAGCGCGCTCCTCGCCGGGCCGCTGCGTTGGGTGCACCGTGCTGGCTTCGCGGGCCTTCTCCTGCGACGCAACTACACCGATCTGACGAAGGCGGACGGGCTCATCGAGCGTGCGGCAGGCATGTATCGCGCAGTCGGCGGCGAGAGCCACAACGGCGGGATCGCGTGGACGTGGCCGAGCGGCGCGCGCGTCGACCTCGCCGGCATGGACCGCGAGGACGACCGGTTCAAGTACGACGGGAGCGCATACCAGTGGGTCGCCTTCGACCAGCTCGAAACGTTTACCGAGCGTCAGTACACGTACCTCGCGAGCCGCATGCGGCAGAACGATCGGATCCTCGCCGCCGGCGGCGAGCCGATCCCGCTCCGCCTGCGCTCGAGCGCGACGCCAGGCGGCCCTCACCCGGACTGGGTGATCGCGCGCTTCGCTCCCTGGATTCGAGCGACCGATCCGACGTGGACCGGGTACCGCGCGCAGGACGGCGAGCGGGTCCACTACCGCTACGACGAGGAGCGCGGCGAGCAGGTCATGTGCGACGCCGACCACCCCGACGCTCGCTCGCGCACGTACTTCTCGACCGAGCTGATCGAGAAGCTGGTGGGCAAGGAATACGTGCTGTCGCTCGACACGCTCGACCCGCTCACGCGCGCACAGCGGAAGTTCGGGAACTGGCTCATCCGCCCCGGCGCGGGCCTGTTCTTCACGGCCGAAAGCTTCGAGTTCGTCGACCGCGGACCGCTCCGAGCCGTGGCTCGGTGCCGAGCGTGGGACCTCGCGGCGACGCCGAAGAAGCCGCTCGAGAGCGAGAGCAAGGGTGCGGCGACGGCCGGCGTCCTGCTCGCGCTCGACAAGCGGGGCGACGTCTACGTCGAGGACGTCGAGCGCGTATGGGAGCGCCCCGGCGAGGTCGAGGATCTGGTCTGCGACACGTGCTTCGCCGACGACGAGGAGCACGGCGAGCCCGTCCTGGTGTCGCTCCCGCTCGACCCGGGGCAGGCGTCGCGGCACCAGCGAGACGCGTACGCGCGGCGCCTGCGTGGGCGCTTCTGGCGCATGACGCCCGAGGTTGGCGAGAAGACGAACCGGATCAAGCCGCTCTCCGCCCACGCGTCTCGGAACCCGATCCGCATCGTGCGCGCGCCGTGGAACGACGCGCTGATCAAGGAGCTGATCGCCTTCCCCTACGGGCTCAAGGACCAGGGGGACGCGCTCTCTCGCGCCTACGCGGAGTGCCTCCGGATGCCCGCTGCGGTACCGTCGCGGGATGGCGAGAGGCAAGGTCGGCGGGAAACCGCGAGAGGGTTCGGCGGTTTCTAGCACGCTGGCGCTGCCCGCCGCGGCGACCACCGTGGACGTGCAGACGCGGCGCGAGCTCTCACGCGAGATGACCTCGCGCCGCGTGCGGCAGAGCGACACCGTGGGTCGCCGACGGTTCGGCGCGAACACGGACATGATCTCGATCGCCTCGGCCATCGAGAACGCGAACTGCGGCCTGATGGCTGACATCTGCGACCTGGAGTCGGAGGTGCTCACGCTCGACCCGCACCTCGCGAGCTGCGCGTCGAAGCGCCTCGGCGCGCTGCAGGCGGCGGACTGGGACGTCACGCCGCCGCACGGGGTCACCGGTACCGATCGCCCGTGGGCCGCGAAGATCGCGAGCGAAACGAAGCGGATGCTGGAGAACGTGTCAATCACCGACGCGCTCTTCGACACGTCGTGGGGTCTCTACGACGGCCGGAGCGCGCTCGAGTGGAACTGGGCCTCCGGCGCATGGGGCATGAAGATCGCGCCGTACGGCTACGACTGGATCCACCCGCGCCGCCTGTCGTTCGGCGCCGAACGAGAACTACGAGTGATCGATCCGTACTACGCGCGCGCCTTCGACTCGTCGGTCGGGGTCTGCGTCGAGGAGTTGCCCGGGAAGTTCATGTTCTGGAAGCCGCGGCTCTTCCGCGAGCACCACGAGCGCGAGGGGCTTGGGCCGCGCTCGCTCTACTGGAGCTTCTTCAAGCGCTTCGGGTGGCGCCTCCGCATGCGCCTGACGGAGCTCTTCGCGATCCCATGGCGGATCATCGAGCTCGACGAGGAGAACCCCGCGAACGAGCCAGGGATCGAGGGCGCGCGCCGCGAGATCGACGAGCTCAGCGGCGACACGTCGGCCGTGATGCCGGCGGGGACGAAGCTCCGGATCGAGTGGCCGGGCGATCAGAGCGGGGACCTGTTCGGCAAGTCACACGAGGACTGCAACGCCGAGACGTCGAAGATCTGGCTCGGCAACACGGCCACGACCCAGCAGGGGAACGGCTCGCGCGCGGAGGGGATCATCGGCAAGGGCGAGGAGGACATCCTGTTCCAGCGCGACGGCAACGGTCTCAGCCGCCGCCCGGACGGCCTGATCCGCACCTTCGTCCGCCTGAACTTCGGCGACGCCGCGATCCACCTCGTGCCGAAGTTTCAGATCCGCACAGCCCCGCAGCGCGATCGGGACAAGGAAGGGGCGCGCGCCAAGCTCGCGATGTCGATGGGCCTCACGATCGCCGAGAGCGACCTGCGCGAGATGTTCGGAATCCGCGCGCCCGCGCCGGACGAGAAGTTCTTCCGCATGGGCGCGGGCGGCGTCGACCAGTTCGGCAACCCGACCGCCGGGGCGATCGAAGTGGTCGACCCGCAGCAGAAGAAGAGTAGCGACGGCGACCAGCCCAGCGTGGTCGCGAAGCCCGACGTGCAGATGACGCCGACGGATCTCGCGGTCGTCATCACGGTCAACGAGGCGCGCGCATCGGCGAACCTGCCACCGCTCGATGGGCCGGACGGGGATCTCACGCTGGCCGAGTTCAAGGCGAAGCACGCGGACACGATCGCGGAGGGCGAGGCCGCGATCGATGGCGTCGTGGCGCCTGGCGGAACGGGCAAGCCGGAGCCAGAGGCCAAGCCGGAGCCCGACGAGCGAGAGCCCACCGCGGAGAGGGCGGACGATGACGTCGAGGATCGCGGCGTGGACGGGCAAGCGGAGGACGCGGCGAAGTCGCTGCTCGGACTCTCACGCGGGTACGCCGCATCGCCCGTGTGCTGCGCCGCCCAGGCGGGCCTGACGGTGCCCGCGAGTGCGGTCTACGGGTCGCCCGAGGTGCTCGTGGCGCGCGGCGTGAAGGAGGGGGCGCGCGCGTCCTCGGCGTGGGCCGCGTCGCTCGCGGCCGCGGTCGACGGGCTGAGCGACGCGGTCTCGATCCGACGTGCGATCGATGCCACGCAGCTCGACGTGGAGGCCTTTGCAAAGGCGGTCGAACGTCGCCTCGTCCACGGCGCGATGCTCGGCGCGCTCGATGCGGACTGGGAGGCCGAGAACGATCGCGTGGTGAAGCCGCCCGCGTTCGCGATCTCGAACGACGGGAGCGGGCGAGAGATCGAGGAGCCCGAGCCGATGCGCCTCGCGCGCTACGGCATCGATCCGACCGGCGGGGTCAAGCTGCAAGGCGGCGTGAAGGACTTCGCCGCGAGCCCGTTCCAGGAGGCGATCCGCATCTTCAAGCAGCGGAACGTGGTCACGCGACGCGCCTTCGATCGGCTCGCGGCGCAGGCGAGGCAGCGAGCGTTCACCATCGCGAACATGGCGAGCCGAGATGTGATCGGCGTCGTGAAGGACGAGCTGACAAAGGCGCTCGAGGAGGGCGACGATTTGCGGCGCTTCTCGGCGCGGCTCGCGGAGCGTACGGAGACGGCTGGCTGGGTCGCGGCAAACCCGAGCCACGTCGAGAACGTGTTCCGCACGAACACGATGGGCGCGTACGCGCGCGGGCGAGATGAGCAGATGACCCAGCCCAGCGTGCTCGCCGCGCGCCCGTACTGGCAGATCATGGGGCCGAACGACTCGCGCAAGCGGCCCGCGCACAAGGCGGCGCTCGGCAAGGTGCTTCACAACACGGACGGGTTTTGGACGCGCGCCCCGCTGCCCTGGGGCTTCATGTGCCGGGACCGCAAGGTCTCGCGCTCGGCGGCGGACGTGGAGCGACTAGGCCTTGAGGTCGTTTCCGGTGCATCCTTGAGCGGCCTCCCGGACGAAGGATGGGACGGCCCCGGAGGATTCTGAACATGCCGCGTCGCCGTCTCGCTACCCGCAACTTGCGCTCGCCGATGCGCCTCGCGTCCGTCCGGCTCGAGGCCGTCGCCGCCGGCGCCGAGCGACCGAACCCCGACTGGATCCAGATCGCTGCCGAGGGCGAGTTCCGCGGGTACGGCGGCGGCGAGAAGCCGTTCGCGTTCGACGAGGCCATCTTCAACGTCATTGTGCGGAACCTCCACAACCATCCGGCGTACGTGCGCGCGGGCGGGCCGACGGACGTCGTCGCGTTCGACTTCTCGCACGCGTCGGAGGGCGATCCGGCGGACATTGCTGTCGACGGCGCGCCGGCACAGGCGTGGGTCCAGGAGCTCGAGGTGCGGCGCGGGGACATGGGCGTCGAGCTCTGGGCGCTGACGCGCTTCCTCGAGCCGATGCTCTCGTACCGCGCGCAGGGCCGCTACAAGTGGACGAGCGTCTGCGTGTGGCCGGACCAGGTCGACCCGGTGAGCGGCGAGTCGATCGGATGGGTGCTCTCGAGCGTGGCGTTCACGAACGATCCTTTCATCCAGGGCATGGTGCCGATCGCCGCGTCGCGAGGCTTCGATCCGTTCTGCCCGCCGCGCACGCCCGCCGAGGTGCTCGACGCGCTCCGTCACCTCTTCGGCCTGCCCGAGATGGCCGGGCCCGACCTCGTCATGACGTCGCTGATGCAGCTCCGCGGGTACGCGATGGGCGCCGCGGCGCCGGCGGGCGTCGACGTCGATGCGCTCGTCGGCGAGCTGCGAATGATCTTCAATCTCCCCACGCTCGCGAGCGTGGAGGACGTCTTCGCGCAAGCGGACGCGCTCCTAGTGGCTTTGGCCGAGGCGCCTCCCGTGTCTACAATCGCAGCCACCCGAAAGGATCCCGCTCCCATGGACCACAACCAGACCGCCGTGATCGCGCTCGCCGCTCGCCTCCGCGTGAGCCTCCCGGAGAAGCCGGAGAAGCTCTCCGCCATCCTGCTCGAGGCCGTCGACGGCGCGATCGCCGAGGCCAAGAGCGGCACGGCGAAGGCCGACGCCGACCTCCAGGCGATGCTCGAGGCGCTCGGCGAGCAGGACGTCACGGGCGGCATGAAGCGGATCGCGGACATGATCCAGCAGAGCGCGCGCCTGAAGGCCGTCCTACCTTCGCTCGCCGCGTACGAGAAGAGCCAGGAGGAGGCCGAGACGAAGAGCGTGGAGGAGGACGTAGCGATGGCCGCCGCGTTCCACTTCAAGGGCTCCGAGCAGAAGGCGCGCGCGGTCCTGCTCCACATGCGCACGCCGCCGAAGGGCGCCGACGCCGCCGAGCGCCAGCGCGTGCGCGAGGCCTTCCTGGAGGCCTACCCGCCCCCCACACCGGAGACGCTGGCGCTCACGACGAACCTCACCGGCGGCGCCGCCGCGGTCGTCGCGAGCAACCGCAAGCCGGGGCAGGACGGCCCGCCCGCGCTCCCGAACGGGAAGGTGCCGACGGTCGCCGACCTCAACGCTTGCAAGGGGCCGAACCCGAACGCGAAGGCGGTCGAGCTCGTGCGCTTGAACGGCGGGGAGAACCTCACGCACGACCAGCGCTTCACGCTCGCCGTGAAGATTCGCCGCGCGCTCGAGAAGACCACCGGCGTCGCCCCCGCGTCGCTCTGATCCCACCACCACCCACGACGACGAAAGAGAGACCAGGACCATGGGCCAGATTCGAGAGATCGTTCCCGACGGGAGCCGCGTCACCGCCTACAACGGGACCGGCTCGACGATCGCGGTCGGCTACGGCGTGCGCCGCTCCGGCGCGACCGACGACCAGTGCGCCCTCCCCGCGGCGATCACGAACAACGGTTGGGGCGTCGTCGTCGAGGAGATGGCCACGCTCAAGCGCGGGACCATCCAGACGACGGGCCGCGTGCGCGCGGTCGCAGGCGCCGCGATCGCGGTCGGCGCGAAGGTCGAATGCGGCACGGACGGCAAGTTCGTCACGCACACGACCGGCACGATCTGGGGCATCGCGAACACGCTCACGAGCGCCGATCTCGAGGAGTTCGAGCTCGAGCTCAGCATCGCGGCAAAGGCCGTCTCCTGATCGGCCTCTGGCCTCCACCTCCCACGAGAAAGACGAAACGACGATGACCGCTTACCGACTGGCAGACACGATCAAGGGCGTGGGAGAGAAACACTCCTGGGTCGAGATCGACGACGACACGGGCGTGATGCTGGATCGGCGCGGTCAGAGGATCCAAGCCGAGCTCATGCCCGGCGCGGTCCACGACGCGACCGAGATCCCGACGTACCTCCAGGGGCTCGTGAACAAGAAGATGATGGCCGACGAGGTGTCGCGGCCCATCCCCTACGAGTACATGACCGGCCGCTACACCGCGGTCGATCCGCGCGACTCGTTCGAGGCGGCGAGCGTCAAGGTCGGCATTGCGGCGTGGCTCCCCGAGATCACGACTCGGCTGAGCAAGACGACCTTCACCATGGAGTTCCGCGGCGCGTGCACGTTCATCAACGACGTGACCGACGCCGAGGCGCACGGCGGGCCCTACTCGCCGCGCCTGCAGGCCGCGAAGCGCATCCTGAAGGTCATGCAGATCGATCGCGAGATCGACGTGTGGACCATGCTCTCGACGGCCGCGAACTGGAACGCGAACAACGTCGTCACGCTGACCTCCGGGTTCGAGTGGAACACCGGCGTGAACGCGAACCCGATCGCCGACATCGAGAACATGATCACGGACAGCGACGACGACATCACCGATTTCTGGATGAACCGCGCCGTCTCGTTCGCGCTCATCGACAACGAGGCCGTGCGCGATCGGATGTTCCAGTTCTACGGCGCGGCGGGCGCCCCGCAGAAGCTCGCGGAGATCCACCGCGCGGACGGGAACGAGCGCGTGAGCTTCATGCTCGCCGGCTTCGACGGGATCCGCTTCAACATCGTGAACGCGAAGCGCCACAACGCGACAACGGGCGTGCGGGACACCATCCTCGGGGACGACTTCATCGGCACCGTGGAGAGCACGCCGGAGCCGTCGAGCGGCGAGGACGGCAACACGACGGTGACCTTCCGCTACTCGGGCGTCGCGACCGGCGGCACCGGGTACGTGGAGCGCACGGCGCGGCTCGAGGGGCGCGGCGTGTTCGGCGGATCGATGATGTACATCAGCCAGGGCGACGTCCCGCTGATGGTCGGACCGACCCTCGGCGGCCTGATCAAGAACGTCCTGGCGTGACGATCCGGGTGACGGTGGGCTAGGCTCTTCGCATGTCGAAGAGCAAGCCCACCGCGCCCGAGATGCCCGCCGAGCAGCTGAACCAGAACCCGCCCGCGGAACCGCGCGAGGACGAGGTCACGCCCGAGGAGGCCGCGGCCGGCGACATCCGGCATCACCGCCTCGGCCTGCGCGACCCGATCCCGAGCGTGCGACAGGCCTTCGCCGCCGCGCCCGCGCCCGTCGACCCGGACGCCGCGACGGCGGACAACCCGGCCTACAAGGGCCCGTGGGTGGTCAACAACAAGTTCCCGATGGTCGACACGAACGGCCAGCGCACGATGGTCCAGGCCACGATGCCGCTGCCCGGCGGAGCTCGCGGGCGCCGCATCCTCGAGATCGGCGACATCCCCGACGCGCTCGCGCAGGAGCTCTGGGCGAACGGAGCGATCTCGCCGAAGCCGCTCGTCGCGCCGAAGCCGCGGCGCGCGCGCGCCTGATCGTCCATCGCGATCTCAAGCCCGAGAACAGCCCGGCGGCTCGCGCCGTTCCCTTCCCCGCCCGCGCCGATGCGTCGGATCGCGGGCGCGGTTTTGTCCGTGACGCGCGCGGCGCTACGCTCGGCGGATGGCGACCACGCTGACGCAGGCGGAGTTCGAGCGGCAGTTCGGCGCGGACACCATCCGACGGTTCTTCACCGACGACGGCGCGAACCAGGCGAACCCGGGGC